TGAGGTACGTGAACTTGACCTTGTCTCCATTACTTACTTTGCCGTACCGGGAACCATTCCCCGACCGATCGATCCAGTTGTTGTACAGGAGAGCACCCCGAACATGAATCGGTGTCCCCTTCAGGTATATACTACTCGGATCAACCCATTTGTCAATATCCGATACGCCACGCGGGAACGATACATCCTCGGGGGGGAGTGTCTTGAAGTGCCGCTTGAATGTCTGGATCGCTTCCTGTGACTTCTCTTCGGACCCCGAGATAATCACCTTGAAAATCTCTTTCAAGCCCTCACGACACGCCGATGGGGTTGACGACTTGATCGCCTCGATACCCATGATCTTGAGTTTGGGGTCGGAGTACCTGACACCCTCATTATCATGGACATTGAGGATATACCGCTTCTTGGCCGTCCAGATACCACGATCGGCAATCACTTCCCGAGACATTTCCATGCGGTTTTCGTACCCGCCAAACCGATCGTACATACGGGCATACGCATCGGCGATAACCGGCTCGATCTTCTCGGAGCAGATCGTGTCAAGGAAGTCTATGGGCTTGGACGGCTTGAACCGATCGACCAGATCGCCCATATTGACATACAATGAGTCTGTATCAATCGCAATCACATAGTCGACCGAATCAGTCGACAGGATCTTGTTCAGGTACTGGTTCACTGCCTTCTCGGCCCACTGGATCGCCATGCGTCCGGATGCCGTGATCCCCTCGGCCATTGGCATCGAGAAGTACCGAAAGTATTGATTGCCATAGGCACCGTACAGCGAATTCAAGCTAATTTTGATACTCTGCTCTTTTGTACCAAGATTAAGGACCTTCTTTGAAATATTTTTTCTAAGGGCTAAAAGTTCATCGTCGGTATACTCACTCAATTCCATTGCAACAACCTCTCAAAACACTTGCACTTTGTATCATTTATTTCAAAGTCTGTAAACCTTATCACAAGGTACCCATGATCAGACGCATACTCTTCAAATTTTCTGTCCAATTCTTTTTGCTCGTCCGTTGAGTGCCAGTATACCCCGTCGATCTCAACCAGTATGCCCACATCGTTTATTAAGAAGTCGTATCTATGGGTGCCAGATTGTATTTGATATTGGCGAGTGTAATCGACATCATTTTCATCACACCATTTAGCAAACGCCCTTTCCGGTTGTGTAAATCTGTATGCACCTTCACTTTGCAAATGAATGCCGATAATACCATCATAGGCAAGTTTTCTTTGGCGTTCTCTTGCTTCTTCGGTCCAGACAAGCTCGGCTCTTTCTGAGTACGATCTAACAGGTATGCTATACTTGTGGATAAGTGTGCGGATGTAATTGTTTGGGACATCAAAAAGATTAGCAATCTCTTTCATAGTCTTTTTTTCAATATGATATAATTCGTGAAGTTCATTTTTTTGTATTTTAGGACGATCTTTAAGATGTGCCTCTGATATCCTGTCTCTATGTATTTCGTTCTTTTTTCTTGAAAGTATTTCAGGGCGCCTCTCTTTAATTGCTGCATACATTTGCCAATAATTGGCTGAAAGATCTTTGCAGATTTGTCTCAAAGACTCCCCAGTCTCTAAAGAGGATATGACAGAGTCGATGTTTTCATCTATTTCTTTTTTAATGCTAGGATCTTTAATCCCTTTGTAATGAGAATGTGCAATTATATAATACCCATGGCTACTCTCTATTAGAGTTTTTGCTCCACGATAACGAATATTTAATATGCGACATATCTCAGGGAGATTTGTCCCCGTTTTGTTAAGGTTAATAATCGTGCCAATATTTTCCGATATCATTCTTTGCTGCTTTTCTTGTACTGTTTCCTTTTTCATTTTGGATACACCTGCTCTACGTTTGTCGTACTATTACTTATAACATGCAGCACCCAAAATAATAATTAATTGACCCCTCTCTTCCTTAGTTCTTTATCAATCTCCTCAAGCTCTGTTTTCTTTTGGAGCATCTCTTTCTTCACACTTTTTCGCTCTTTGTACATGCTGGCCACGATCTCGGGGATCACGCCGCGCTCACTGGTCTGGAATAACGCCCCGTTTGCGGCGAGGGCATACCCATCAGGGGCCTCGACCTTTTCGTCAAGACATCGCTGGACCGTCACATTATCCTTGGTCCTTGGGGCAAGCATCTCGGGAGACATGTTGTTCTGTACGATGATCGACGGGTACAGCGAGTTGAGGTCAAGTGACACGACCCACTTGTGCAGCCCGATCTTCGGGTCCTTGACATACCCACCATCGTACTTTGCTTTATGCGTATCCTCATTCGGGGGAACCACGATATTCCGATCCATCAGGGTGCGGTAGATAATCGTGTCCCAGATACCTGTCGTTCCAAAGGTATCGGTGTAGTTGACCCCACCACGGTATGCCATCGTAAGAGCCAGATTGATCAGACCCAGTTTTTCGTCTATCCGGTGAATCAGTTCCACGTCACGGATGTTATACTCAAGGAACTTCTGGTAATCGTGTTCGTACAGGTCATCGAGATTCGAGTACTCCTCGTACGATAGCTTCCGCTCCCCGAGTACCGTGTTTGCGATCGTGTCAAGGCGGTAGTTTTCCTGTTCACCGTACGTGTACCCAAACTTCTTGAACAGGTCCATGTAGTCAAGCTGCTGAATGCCGTACAGGACATATGCCTCGCGGGGCTTTTTCATCATCATGACCGTGCGTTGATTGATGACCCGCCATGGCGACATCTTCTTCAGCATATCGGACCCGACGATCTTGTTGATCCGATTGACCAGATACGGGATATCAAACAGTTGGGTGTTCCACCCCGTCACCACGTCGGGCGACAGACTCTCTGAATCCCAGTATTCAAGGAACCGGATCAGGAGATCACCCTCATCGGTGCAGTGAATATACTTGACCGAGTACTCGGACGCCGACTCATCAAACTCCTTGGTCCCAAAAACATAGTATGTCGAGTCACGCGAACTCTTGAGTGTGATGGCCGTGACTGGCTGCTTTGCTTCCTCGGGGTGTGGGAACCCTTCGTCGTTTACCGCCACCTCGATATCGATCGACACCACGTTGACGAGCGATGGGTCAAAATCAATATCTCCGGGGAAACGGTCATAGATAAACTGGGCCACATAGTTCTGATTACCGTACACGCGGAAGTTCTCGATGTCCCGGTGTGCCTCACAGAAGTCCCGAGCCTCCTTCATGTTCGAGAACTCTCGCGGCTTTACACGCACACCATCCAGTGCCGTGTACCCAGTTTCTTCAGAACCCGACGGGACATACAGTGTCGGGGAGAAAGGGATCTTCCGTGCAATCCTCTCACCTGTACCGCTCTCATACCCCCGGTACAGGATGTTATTTCCATACTTGTTCACACATGTATAAAACTCAGTCATACAACCTCGACTACACTTTTTCTAATTCGCAAACATAAACACCCCGGTAGGATATCACACCTGCCGGGGTGTCAGCAATAGATTTGTGGGGATTGATCTAAGAGGTAACGATGTTCTGGTTCGGGGTCATCAGCTTCGAGAACATGTTCTGGTACTGCTTCTCCAGATCATCGACCGGGTCGGTCATGAACATCACGTCCTTCTCCCCGATTTTGATCCCCGACTCAGATGCCTTACTGTACGCCATAAACGGGGCAAGGCCAAGTTGGTTTGCCTCCGTGGGGATCAGGATCGCAATGTCCTTGAGTTCGTACACAACACCACGCGCCGAGGTGCTTTCGCTTTTCTGGACGGTGCAGATAATCTCTTCGCCAGTCGTCAGTCGCAGAATCTTGGTACTCATAGTATATCCATCTCCAATATCATTGTTGGGTTAAAAAGAACCCCCGAGCAGTTACACAAAGCAACTGACGGGGGCCGTGTTGCACAATTATTTAGCAGGGAAGATTATATCATGCATACGCTTTCGGTGTCTATCCAGTCGGTACGCTTCATCGAATTTACCCTGCCGGGTAAGAGTGAAAATATGATCCGACAAAGTTAGATACCGAAACCGTGCGTAGATCCCACGCGCAAGCACGCGAAGGGGGATCGGAAGTTGCATTGTCTCTACTCCTTCTGATTTTCGGTCAGGAACTCGGGGCGGCGATAATCCCCCGTCGGTGAGGTAACATCGATCTTTCGCACACCTTCTGGGGTCGGGGTGATGCGGCGAAGACGCAGTGTCAGCATCCCATTATCAACCTCGGCACCTTCGACCTCGACGTTTTCAGATAGGGTAAAGTTCCGAGAGAAGTTGCGAAGCGCCAGCCCCTTGTACAGGTATTCGGCCTTTGACGGGTCCTCGGTTGATGTTTTTTCCCCGCGAACATTTAGAATATCACCGGAAACTTCAACACCAATTTCATCTTTCGTGAAGCCTGCAACGGCCATCTCAATCAGATAGGTTGTATCGTCGGTCTTGACGATATTGTACGGGGGGTAGTTGGTACCGTTGTTCCACTGGCTTGTCTGTGACATGTCAAACAAGCGGTCAAACACACGGTCAAAACCAACAAGATGCTTGTCAGCACCCTTGAACATATCATCGAACTTTGGATAGTTGACATGAGTCATATTGCTTTCTCCTTAATTGATAAGCGAGTTACTAATGGTTAAGTGACTGAGTCCCAATCAGGCGACTCAGTATTATTTATCAGCACAAATAGAAAAAATTGATTCCACGAGAGAACAAGTCTATTTACCCAAAGTTTTCGGTCAGATCCGCGACCGTCTCCTCAATCCTCCCAAAATCGTACAGGTGGATATCCGTATGCGTCGATGCCATCTTCTCGACAAACCGATTGGTCGCAAACCCATCATACGTCATGTAATGGAGAAGCCCACCCAGATCTCGAAGTGGATACCTGAGTGAGGGACCGACACCACACAGTTTCATGTACCGGTACAGACCCGAGAAGTCTGCTTTCGACGGAACACCGATCCGTGTGTCTGGAAACCTCCGCAGCTTTCTCGGGGAGAGGCACACCTGTGAAATCCCACCAGCATACTTACCGTCGAACTTAAAGTAACCGTAGTATGAGGGCGAGTACTTGTACGGGTATACACCGCAGAGAATAGATTTGAACCCCTGCTTTCGCACCGGGTCGAGAAGATCATCGTCTTCATGGAACGGGCATTCGACCGAGTCCTTTGTCGATCCCCCGACGAGTAGAACATTCGTCACGCCGATGCTCCTGAGATTCTTGATCTGCCGGGTTAGCTCGGCTTTCGACGAAAGGTTTCGTGCGCCGATATGAGGGATGATTCGGGTGGGGGAGACTTTGTCCCTGTCGACCAGTGCCTTGACCGCCTTGGTCGTATCCTTGAGTCGTGACTTCGGAAGGTGCGTCACCGTGATGTAGTCGGCATACGTCAGAACAACTTCCGACACACCGTCTGTAATAATCTTCTTGGGTGTCTGTTCAACCGAGATGTTAAGACTCGGCAAGGTATTGGTATCTACCATTCTCCCAGTTCTCCTTCACTCGCTTCGCTTCATTGATATCACGCATTACCTGAGTCGATACGGTCTTCCCGGTTTCGTCTTTCAGGTTCACCGAGTAATGGTCACCCATGTCTGTTTCGTATGTATACACTTCTGCTTTTCGTGGCATGACTGTTCACCGTCTACTTGAGTTGCCGATACAATACTTGGGTTCGAGGATCCAGTTTTCTTTATCGCGGTACGAGATAATCTTGATCTGCCGCAGGGGCGCTGTCTCTACCATCTGTGTTGTGTTGACCGGCTCGACAAGTCCCCAGTCAGACAGGAGCATGACGATCGTGTTCCGCCGCCGTAGGTCATTCTCCATCAGGTTCGACGGCTTGCCATCAAGGAGGAATAGTTCCTTGAAGTGAACGATAAAGTACCGGCCCTGTTTATGTAGGATATGGCATGACTGGAACAGCTTGTTCTCGCGCCTCGATGCCACACCGATCCGGGTGAGTGTCTCCCGTACCTTCAGGAAGTCGTCTGGCTCCCGCAACGATACCTCGACCATCATGGCCGGAGTCCACTCGATCGGCTTGTCAGGATTTACGGGGCTGGGCGATGTCTGCTCAATCGCCGGGGTTTCCCCTGCTGCTGCTGTTGTTGATATAACCACCTTTATAGACCCTTTTCTTCAATTCGTTTAACTGTGAATTTGAGAGAAGAGTCAGAGCCTCACGGGCCTTTTCGGTAGAGTAGCCATAATACTCTTTGACCACATCGAGGTCATCCAACTCACTCGGTTTCATCCATTTCGAGAAGCGTTTCCGCTTCCTAACCGTATTTAGGAAAAACGCATTTTGAAGAACCGGGTCGATATGGTGGTTCTTGTTCATCTCATTCGCATACATGACCGTGTCATTAAAGTACGAGAGTGAACGGTTCACGACAAACGAATCGTACAGGCGCTCGCTCTCTGGGTATTCCTTGATCAGGTCGCGTTTACTCTGGTTGATCTCCTTGACAAAAGAAAAGACGTTGAGGGATTCATTTTTTGGTGTTGTTGTTGCCGCCATTATCAGTTGATCCCACTCTATTCAGTATGCCTGCTGTTTATCCGACCTTACTTCTTGATCCACGTACCCTCGTGGAAAGAAGTGAGGGTACCTTTCCAACATGATCTTAGCATCTTCAAATTTCATGGGCCATGTCGAGACCCAGCGCCCTGATTCCTCGGTCTCTTGACTCCAGTAGGTGATTCGCGCCATGTTCTCACTCATTTTTGGATTCCTCTTTGGGCCGGATCTCGTAGCCGATCTCCCCCAGTTGTTTCACCAAATTTGACATACCCCTTTCATTAAATCGAATTTTACAGTTATGGCTCAAACCTAAATCACGGGTTGCATATGCAAAATCCTTCAGGTCTTGATCCAGACCCGCCCAGATCGCCTTGAGTTCATTTGTATGTTTGGAATCCGGCAAAGGTTTCGCCATTTGTTCTTCTTTCTTCTTACCAAATAATCCGAAAAACATCACTTCCCCCACTCAGCAGATACCATAATTTCGGTCATACACGCCACGACATTCAGTTCATGGTCGGCGACAAAGGCATCGTAGTACTGATACTGTGCCAAGATCAGGATGACCTGTGGAACCGATGCCGGTGCAAGGTAATCGGTCAGGACATCGTACAGCTTACGGAAGATGGCCTGTGGTTCGGTGTCGATGTTATCGGCCACCCACTTTCGCATCTTGCCGAACTCCTTGTCCTGAAGATATCCCATCAGGGTCTTGATGTTTTCGTCACCCATATCGACAAGGATCGACGAATCAATGACCCCGGAGATGGAGTGGCGCTGACACTCATTCAGGACACGACGCCAGTCGGGAAAGTGCTTTTCGATCAGGGTGGCAAGGGCCTTCTCCTGATACTCGACGCCCTCGCGGTCAAGGATACTGGTTAGTCGGTTAAAAAACCGTGCGGCGGTCTTGGGGCGCTCGCTCTTGGGGATCGAGAAGTCGTACACCGAGCAGCGCGAATGGAGCGGCTCGATGATTCGGTTCTTGAAGTTGCAGGTCAGGATAAACCGGCAGTTGTTTGAGAACTCCTCGATAAACGCACGGAGGGCTGGCTGTGTCGACTGGGGGTTTAGATAGTCGGCCTCATCAAGGATAACCACCTTGAGACCACCGTGTAGCGATACCGTCGACGCAAACTGACGAATACGCCCACGGAGAGTATCGATGTTTCCCTCTTCAGAGCCATTGATCACGATATGATCAAGATCCAGTTCCTCACAGAGTGCCCGAGCAACCGTTGTCTTCCCGACACCCGGTGTCCCGGAGAAAATCATGTTCGGAAGTCCGTCGGTACTCTCGATAATCGAACAGAATGTCTCGGAGATTGAGGTGGGGAGGATGCAATCCTCGATCTTGTGGGGGCGGTAACGCTCGACCCACAGGAACTCATTGGTTTTACCAGCATCACGTTCATTCATCGTCATCATTATATATCACCACAGTCAAATTCTATCAATTACGATTAACGGTCGAGGATACTACCATCGTCACCCATGCGGCTGCAAGCCATGTGTACAAGTTGTATGGAATCGACAACTGCGGAAACAGTGTGTTCAATGCCCAGATGCTTATCAACGGGATGCTGACAATAAACGCCGCGATAACAGGGACAGCGATAATAATCACAAGTAGATCTTTCATTCACTTTCACCATTCGGTTTGTTGTGTCATATGTAAAGTGGCCGGGCTGGAGGGACTCGAACCCCCATGTGTCCAGTTACCCTTTCTCCAGATTAGAAGTCTGAGGGGATACAGCCCGTTGCCATATAACCGCTCTCCTAGATCACCGATGACCCGACGATCTGTTCGTACAGTGTCTCGATGTCCGAGAATTCGGCCTTTACATCCGAGACATTGTCCTTGTGGTACATCTTGGCGATCTGCCGAGCATACTTCTTGGGGATCTCGTACCGCTCTTCGATATTCCCGAGTACCTCATTGATATGCTCGCGCTCACCCTCAATGCGAGTCAGGGAGTCCGAGATCTCAGAGATCGCGCCCTTGATTGCCTCGCGGTCATTAGGGGACGACGGAATCACTACGTTACTCATTACTACTCTCCTCTGTTTCCTCGTCATCCGGAGTGTTGGCCTTGACGAACTGCTGAATGCGTCCACGAAGGGCACCAACGGCCTCCATCTCCGATCCCTGAAAAGCACCGCGCTGGGAACACACGTCGATAATCTGTACCACCGATGCGAGATCACCGATACCCAGTGAAATCTGACCCTCGGCCTCGGCCTGATCAGCGGTCATCGTGTCTACCTGATTCTGTTCTTCACTCATACTACTACTAGCTCCTATGCTATTACTTTGGGTTTACGAATTATCGTCGTTTGAGAAGGACGATTCCTTATACAGGGCGACCCAGTACTGGATGTTGAGGTCAGACCCCCGTGACTTGAAGTGCGAGAACTTCTTCTTTGATACCGACACATCATAACTCTGCGAGCCGATCAGCTTGTTCAGGTTCTGTACCTTGAACACCAGAGAGAACGACGCATCGGTCTCTTTCGAGCACTTGCTCTCTGGTACATCGACGTTGAATGTATTCGATGTCGGGTTCTCGATGTCCGTGACGGCAATCGAAATCTCGTCCTCACCGGAATTGCCGGTCACGACCATATCCGGTGCCGACAGTACCGACGATGCCTTTCGGATCGACGTAAGATCTTCCTTCGACAGGACAAAGGACATATCGACCGACGGCAGTTCAATGGATTTCTGGGGATATGTCAGCATCGACGGGTTCGACAGATAGTACCGAACCGACTGCTCACCCCCACAAGTCACGTCGACATAGTTGCCGTCCTCATCAAATCGAAGGGTCGGTTCATCGAACATCGAGATTACACCAAGGAACTCAGGAAGGTCAAAGACTCCGATCATCATCTCGGGGAACGTCTCTGAAACCTCGGCGGATGCGAGAATCGTCTTGGTCTCGGCGAGCGTAGAAATCGTATTCCCGCCCGTAAAAACGATATTCGACTGAATGCCCGAGAACGACTTGAGGATCGAAATCGTGTCGGTCGACAGGGTCATTGTATAACTCATTATCACTTGTCTCCTTGCGTATCATCTAATCGCTTGTTCCGAATCATCTTACCTTCCCAGAACAGGGCAAGGTATTCTGATTCATTGTCACAGTATTGTACAGATCCCGAAAAATCTGTCAAGGGTACCCACTCTGCCGATACCTCTTCAAGATGCCCGCCAAACAGGTGGTCAGAATCCTCGACCCATTCGTGGTCGACATCACGGTACCAGAGTTCATCGCCACGGATCTCATACTCCCCGAGGAACTGACCCGGAGTGTCCTTGGTCTGGTAGCACCGACCGTTGTGGTACAGCCAATCAAACATCCCCATGATCACCGTCTCCACTGTGCTCAAGGTCATGGACATACAGGGCAAGGAGTCCGTAGTGCAGGACCTTCAGCAGATCTTTTCGGTTGTACCCCTCTTTGGCACCGTACCTCGACGCATACTTGAGGATGTTCCTGACGGCAAATCCCTCGCCATGGTCACAATCGACGATCGCCTCGAACGTCTGCATCTTGTTACGGGCATAGTGCTGTTCGTACGTACAGTCGATGTACTCGGCCAGTTCACCCAGCAATTCATCCTCCCGGTATTTGTACTCACTGTCTCGTCTGTTGTACCGAGCATCGTACTCCTTGATCTCCCGGAGCACCTCTCCAAGGACATCGACCATGTCAAAGTCAAAAGAGTTGGTCCAACCGTCAAACGATATCTGCCGGGTCGTGTAGTCGATATCGACATCAAGCAATGCCTTGTTGATGCCACCGTCGTCCGCGTCGGTCGCCAGAAATCCGTACCGGACGGGATAACAGTCCGTATCATCCCACTTGTACTCAAAGGCACTGTATTTCATCACAAAGTCTCTCGCTTCTGTTTAGCCTTGGCCTTCCGATACTTGCGCTCGACACGATCGATGGCCTTGGACAGGCGGTGCATCTTAAACGACAGGTACGCAAGTCGTATCCGTGCTGTCACTAACTGGACATATTTCATACCAATGTGTCTCTTTTCTGTTCACTTATTGGAAGTAATCGGAATTATACCGGTCTCGCCTTTAGGCTGTCAAGCCTACTCGACGACCTGCATGAACGAAAAGTTGCCTTCCTTACTGCAATGCATTTTCCGGTCAAACTTGTTGTCGAGTACCTCATCCCCCTTGTGAGAGATAACAAACGTATTGGTCCCCTCCTCAAGTGTGTTCAGGATCTTGAGTAGATTGTCGGTCCCGTCATAGTCGAGTGACGAATCGAAAACCTCATCCATGATAAGCAGGTTCGTCGACATCGTATTCTTGAGTCGAGCGACCTGCCGCCATGTAAACATGAGTGCAAGGTTGATTCGTGCTTTCTCACCCTCCGAGAATGACGGGTACGAGAACTGGTCCCGGTGCCGCGACTTGATCGTTTCGTCAAAGTTCTCGTCAAGATGAAACGACACAAAGAAGTCGAGGGTCTGGAGGTACTGATTGATCAGTTGGTTCATCAGGGGCAGATACTCGCGCACGACCTTGGTCTTGATCCCCGTATCCTTGAGCATCTCGGAACACGCTCGCTTGTACTGCTGTTCGTCAAGGAGTCGGACCCTCTCGTTCGCCAGATTCTCCCGCTCCTGTTTCAGGGATTCGAGTTCTTCCTGACCAGAAGACAGGTCACTCTCCTTGGAGAGCAGCCGTTCTATTTCAATCTCTCGATCACGAATCTGTCCTTGGAGCCTGCGGATACCCTGACTGTTAGCATGAAGATCGGCTCGCGCCTGAGCAGTCTCCCGTGCAGTTGCGCGGAGCCGTTGAATATCCTCGTCCAGAGAAGCCGACTTTTCAGCGGCATCGTCCATCCCTTTCTGTAGCTGGGACGCCCTTTCCTGTGCCTCACTGAGTTTCTTTTCCCGGAGTTCTGGATCAATACCTTGGGTACATGTCGGGCATACTTCGTTTTCTTCATAGAACTTCGCCTCCTTGACCAGAGTCGCGACCTCCTGACGAAACTGGCTTTCATAACCTTTGATCTTGTCCCGCTTTTCATTCAGATTCTGTATCTGGTCATCGACATCATTAGAAGAGATCCAATCCTCCAATTCTTGGTTTGTACTCGTCAGTGCCTCGATCTCTTCCTGATACTGTGTAATAGCCGCCCGTGCAGCGTTGATCGTCTCCTCATTTACCCCGCGCATATCTTCGACATACTTCTCCTGCATATCGATCTTCTGGCGGTTCAGGTCAATAGAGTGGTCGACCTCCCGAATGTCGTCTTTTAGGGCCGACAACTGGTCTTTCAGGATCTCGCGCATACGCGAGAACACCTGTATGTCGAGTAGATCCTCGATCACTTCTCGCCGCTGGGGTGCCGGGAGTTGCATAAACGGGGTAAAAGACGATGATCCAAGGACGACGATCTGTCGGAATGACTTGTCGTTCATCTTGAGGATACTGGTCTCAAGGTACTGCTGGTACTCACGGGTCGTTGCCGACTGGGGAACCAGTTCACCGTCCCGGTAGATCTCAAACTTCGATGGCTTGATACCCCTGCGGATCAGAAAGTGTTGGGACCCGGAGAGTGTGAACTCGACCTCGACGATACATCCCTTCTGGTTCACCGAGTTGAGTAGCTGCCCCTTCTTGATCGAGCGGTGCGGCTTCCCAAACAGGGCAAAGAACAGTGCATCGAGCATCGTCGACTTACCGGATCCATTATCACCAACGATCAGGGTCGAGCGATGCGACGATAGGTCCACGTGTGTGAAGTTATCTCCGCTGGACAGGAAGTTTGCCCAGCGGAGTGTGCGGAAGGTAATGGACATTACGCGGCATTCACCCCCTCGAAGATACGGATACCGTTGTGGGAAGTGACCGAGTAGTTGGGGAGCGAGTACCCAAGGGACTCATACTGGTCGCGGACCGCGATAGCCGCCTTCTTGGTCTCGATCAACTCGCGGGTCTTGGCACCCTCGATGTTCTCGAAGCGCAGGTCAATCAACTCGATCAGGAACTCAAGGTCGCTGCGGGAGGACTCGTCGAAGTTTTCGATCTCAAACATCTCGACTAGGCGAGCGACATAACGGTTGTCAGTAAGTGCGGTCATAATCAAGGTCTCTCTCTGTGTCCCTTCTCTCTCAATTCAGGAGTAGTATCTCATAATACCCGATCTATGTCAATCGTCGTCGTCATCCTCCAACATATCCAAGTAGTCAGAGAAGCCTACTCGATATGCAATCGGGTCTACTTCCGAGAGAGCGCGACTGGTCGAGTACTGGTGACCCCCAATATTCACGTCACCATAAATCTCGTCGAGCATTTCATCATACGCTTCAACAACAGCCGGTTCATGACTCATCATCAATTCATCCCGTCCGTTCATATCACTATTACCACTCATATCACACAGTCTCCTCGTCACTTTGGGCTTCGACATACACCTCTCGCATCATTTGCTTGAGGCGGTCCTTGTCTAGATCCGTGTCCTCGACCGATTCGACATACGAGTCGATCAGGCCCGGTGTATCGTCCACACTACCAACTCGAGCGTCTTCGGTCAAGTCGACGTTTGCCCCCAAGTACTCATCCAGATTCTCGGCCACCTTCAGGTCATGTGCCCCCATGTCATGGAGTGACTGAATAAACTGGTCAAACCGCTTGGGGTCATTGGACCTTGACGTGACAATCACCTTGACGTACTTGCCGCTAATGTCCCCGGTTTCAGGACTCGGGACAGAGCCTTCTGGAGAATCGTCGTATTGCAGCTTACAGAACAAGGAGTGTGGATTGTACACCGGGTAGATAGACCGGGCCTCCGTGTCGATGATATGAAAGCACTTGCGATCATCGGCATCGGCCCATGTGAACTGGGTCTGTGATCCCAGATACATGATGTTTCCCTTCACGGAACCTGAGTGGTAATGCCCCGACAGGACTTGCTCGTACCGATCAAATGCCGACGGATCCATCCCATGAGTCGACTTGACGCCCCGCATCATGTCAAAGCCTACGATCTCAAAATGACCGGCAAGCCATGTGGCCTTGCACTTTGACTGAATAAACTGGAGGCACTGCTCTTCGTTGTCTCGGCTGATCCATGGCACGACCCCGATCTTCATCCCCGAGTAGTCGAGTACCTCCGGCTCCTCGATAATATGGATGTTGTTGAGGAAGTGCCCGAGCATCTCCTTCAGGGAGTTGAGCGAGTTGGTCGACTTATAGTACACGTCATGGTTACCCGGAATGATATCCATCGTCATCCCAGTATCGCGCATACGCTCAAGGAACATCTTTCGGGCTTCGTACTGGGTGCGAACCGAGATCGCTTTCCGGTTATCGTACAGGTCACCGAGATGGAGGATCTGACTGATACCTTCCTTCTCGACGGTCGGGAAGAAGACCTTCTCGAAGAACTCGCGCTGATTTGCACTCACGGCCTCGGAGCCTCCCCGAGCACCAAAGTGCGTATCGTTCAGGACCGCTATTTTGCTCATATAATTACCCGTGATTTCCAGTATTTTCTATCGGTTTTATTGGTTCCGACGATTAACAGATATCTGACTTTGGCATTCCTTTTCTCTCTAGTCCACCCTCTTTTTTTAGCCTCTTGGTGTGAGATATTAACTCCTGACTGCCGGGGATGCCTAAGCCTACCCTCTCCGTCCCTGTAAAACCAAGCAGGCGAACTGGTTCCTTTCCACTCAAAATTAAGTGCCTTGTAAATAGTACCAGTATGCCCTTCTGTTGTATCTGCAAAAGAGAGAATCCCTTTCACAAGTGGCTTATACTCGACAAGCCCCTTTATAGCGCGAGAAACAAACCAAGAGGTTGTATTTTCGGGCAGGTCATCTTGCGTGTATAGTCGATGTAATTCCGTAACCCGATCTTTATGCTCAGGACCAAAAACACTTCGTCTTACATTTTCCGAGCATGGTGTTGCAAAAGCACACACTCCGACAAGGGAATCATCTCGATATAGACCCCAGCACATAGGACCATTGTGGCAGCTTTTGCTGTAGTGATTTTCTCGTATATATGCTTTCCCTATCTTGGATGAGATTTTTTTAACTGATAAATCAACAATGGCCATCCTTTGGTTCCTGTTCTTGCTCCTGCTCCAGCCGCTTCTGCTCGCGCTCAAAGTCCTTGAGTACTTGATCCCGCACATGGACCTGATCGATGCGCTCGCGCAGAGAATCGACAAATGCCGCGCTGTCTGATACCACGTGCTGGCTACCACCTTCCTCAAGAAAACCTTCGAGGCCCGACTCTTCCATAAACTTGGTGCGGATATCGTACTGCCGCTTCTCGCGTTGCAGTCTCCGCAAGAATGCATAGTACGAGATCTGAGTAAAGTATGCAAATGCGTTTGGTGATCCGGTCCGGGTGGCTGCATCTATGTTATAGTTCTTGACGGCCTTGAGGCAGTTCTCGACGGCGTCCATGACCATCTCTTCTCGGTACGTGTACCGGACAAAGTTGGACTTATGAGATAAACCTTCCGCGATCTTGAGGAAGCACTCGGCGATATAGTCAGGTACCTCGGGGATAGGGTCACCTGCCGCATCGGCCTCATTCACTTCCCTGACATACTCGACTACAGCAGCCGAGAACTCTTTGTTGTTGACATAGTGGTGGGGTGCTCTTCGCTCTACTGGCATATTTTCTCCATGATCAAAGGTTTATATTAGTGTGATTATACCACAGTCAAGGGCACTCGAACAAGGGGTATTGACTTTATGATATTCTTCGTGTAAAATGTATTCAGCCGCTCAGGGGGGTGAGTACCCATCGCTCAGTGATAACTGTTCGAGCCACTCGTCGGGTAGGTCACAGACAGCTTTGACTCAAGATCCTGCTCATCAAGAAAATCATCAATATCCGTAGAACCTTCTTGGTCGAGTGCCCACCCCTCATGAGCAGACTCATCAGTATCATCATCACCTGCCGTCGATCCCGATGAGATACAGATACGGATATACCGCTCCTTGGTCCCCTCATCACACTCGACATGCGAGAGTACATGAGTCGGGTTGATAAAGCAGTACGGGTATTTAGACAGGGGTTGCCACTCATGGAACAGGAACAGTGTCCGGTCAGTCTTCTCGATGATCTCAACCCTCATGGGTCGGTTCAGGATAATCAGTGCCTCATCAGGATCAAGTTCCGAGGAGTCAACTTCCGACGGATCAATCACAATTCCAATGATGTCCTCGCCGCTCGATAGCTTGAAGTGACGAATGTTGATATCTTCGAGTGTCGTTGCTGTTTCGGTCATTATTATATCCTCTCACTCATCCTTTAGTTTGATCTGATTGATCGTGTACTCAAATCGCTCACGTGCATAGATTTTGATCCGCTCGGATGCATGGTTCAGGGTATAGTTCCTGTAACTGTCACCTATATGTAGGTCATCGGCAATGTCGTACACCTGTGTGGGTCGCCCATCGTCCGACACCCTGAGTCCTCGACCAATCGACTGGAGAATGCGGATCTGGGACTTGGACGGGGAGGCAAATACGATATTGTGGATGTTCCGAATGTTAATACCCGTGCTGAAACATCCCATACTAGCAGCTATTACCACACCTTTTCCGCGTTCAACTTTACTTGGTTTCATTATTTCTTTCTTCTTTCTTCTCTTGCTTTCCTACGTGCTTCTAGCATCTTTTCTCTCCATACAGGGTCTGCCCATTTTTCTTTAAGCGCACTTCCATCAGATCCACGAGGTTTTCTCTTAGACATTTTCTCTCGCCACTCTGGATCAGACCATTTTTGTTTTAATGATTCACTAGCCTTTTTTCTTTTATTTGGGTCTTTATTAACCAAGTTCATTTTTTGTTTAAACGCGTCACGTTCTTCAGCAGGCATTTTATCCCATCGTTTTTGAACAACGCGATGTAGTCTTTCTTGTCCCTCAGGGCTATTTCTTTCTGCGATCATAGACTGTCGAATATCTTCACGCTTTTTAGCCCACATTTCTCTGAAGTGATGGCTAAGTGATTCAGCATGTTTTCTTTTCAACCAGCCATGTAACTTATTGTTCATCCTTTGATTAGTGCTATGGAATTGCATATTCCACGCAGCAAACACGAGGCCATTATTATTCGGGTGCATTTTCACGAGAAGTAAATGCGCCAAATAATGTTCTTCTGGTGTAAGAGAGCAAATGTTGTCAGGATCATCAGTACCACCAATACACTTTGGCACCACATGATGTTTTTCCAAATATCCTTCTAGTACTCTGTTTCTAGCTTTGTTTATTAAATTGTCATATATTTTATGGTAATTCATATATTAATACCAGTTTGCCGACTTACTGGTATTTATATTTTACTAAAATTGAAGATATAAACGATTCAGATATATCATCATCTATTGTGACATCGACGGCTTTTTTTGATACCTTATTGTTTAACAGTATAATCATGTCGTTAGGAATTTTATATTTTGTATTTCCAAGTGTAATAAATGTATAAAGATAATTGTCATGTTGATCCGTGATCTGTCGAATCTCTTCTCGGGTGTCGGTATCGGTCTCACCCGACACATAGAACGCCTTCCTGTCCTGATGTATCGCGTCCCTCACGGCTTTGAACAGTGGCTTCCCGTGCTTATCGACATATTGGAACAGGAGTAGGGTGTTACCGTCCAGAGAAGCCGTCAGATCAACGATCCAGCGGTTGCGGGACGCATCCCCCACAAGGAAGTCAATCTCTTCATGATAACTCGATCCTTTGACCTGACGGCGAACCCTCTGCGGGTAGTCAAGGATCTGCATGTTCACCTTTAGCTGGGCAAGTGCCCCTGAGTCCATCAGATCACGGGTCGTGGTCACATACCTGAGTGGCCCGAATAACCCCTCAAGGACCAACTGGTTTGTCTCTGACCCATCAGTGGTACCAGTAGTCCCGATACGATACTCGGTGCCCTCCATCTTCGTGAGGATCGAAGTGAGGGACTTGGCCTTAAAATTATGGGCCTCATCACCGATCACGCATCCAAACTGAGAGAACCACTTCTTGGGCATCTGGTAGATCGACTGCCATGTCGAGACCACTACCGGAATTCCAGATACATCGTCCCGCTCCTGTCCCTGATAGACCCCATGACAGTCGACTGATGGGTTGAAGTGTCGGTCATCTGTCGAGTAATCCTCAAAGTCCGAGATCATCTGGCGGACCAGTGACGTGGTCGGAACAACGATCAGTACGGGCTTTTGTACATGGTACAGGACATACCGGGTGATCATATAGATGATCAGGGACTTCCCGGACGCCGTGGGAGAGAGTAGAAGCGCCCGCCGGTGCGTGAGGGCGTACTCGACGGCCTCTCGCTGGTACTCCCTCGGGCTGATCGGGTTACCCCGAGCGGAGAGCGGTAGATCGTCGAGATAATCTGTGTCGACTCGATCAGTAGCAATTGGAAGGCCGTTCGTCTCATCGATTTCGATATCATATCCATTCTCTTTGGCAAACGCGCACACGTGCGGGAACAGGCCCGCGTACAGGGTGTTGTTTCGGGTGTTGAACAGACGTATCTTCCCATCCCACTTCCGTGCCTTGAACGCGGGCATATATTTGTACCCTTCGACATAAAACTCGAATCGCTCGGACAACTCGGCAAGGGTCGAGCGATCGTCGCAATCGATCTGAATGTACACCGAATCCTTCTTTCTGACTCGGAGGGGAGCAGAGACACTCATTAAATACCTGCCGTGAACTTCTTCCACTCGATCATGTTCTTGATATTTTGGTGACGCCAGCGGATATTGCTCATGATCTCTTCGAGTACCGAGATCAGTTCCTTGGTGTAATCGATCTGGGCCTGAGCCTTCTGGATATGTGGGTCAGAGTCATAGAACTTGTTCATGTCACCCTTCAGGACTTTGAGGCCATCGAGTGGATCGTACGACCACCCACGCGCCTCGATATCCTCACGAGGCATCTTGCCGTTGTAGTGAAGCCACTTGTCTTTCAGGAGGGTGTTGAATTCCATCTCTCGCCGCTTCAGTTGAAGCCGTGCGACCGACAGCATCTCAAGGTACTTGGAATGAAGGTTGGCTGACTTGCGTGACTCTTCGTCGAGGTTAAGGTCATCAATCTCCGAGTCACTCTTCCACATCTCTAGTACATCGTCTATCTTCATCATATGCGTTTGCTCTTTCTCTCACTGGTTCGTAATGTACCTGTATTTATACCCCTATACTTTGACCAGTCTGTAATTGACCTTAAATCCTAGATCTTCTTCTTTACCTAGTCGGTATCCATGCGATTTTGCAAATCGTCCAATCAATCTGCTATAAAGTCGGTCTCTAGAGTTACCATTTGTCGGCGATTTTTCTGCAAAAAACCTAATTTCTTCCGGATTTTCATTTTCAGCAAAATTACTCATAATATCAACAACGGTTGAGAAAACTTTAACCTCGTCTCCTTTACCAGTAATGGAAAGATCATCGTCTACTGCAAATATCATATTCCAGTAGTTTTCATAAACGCGGAAAAAAGTTACTACCAATTCTTTACCATTTATATTAGATTTATATTCCAATTGATCATTATTACTTGACACCATTTTCCACCGGGCAGGTCGATCGAACATTTCATCGATCTGGGTCTTGAATTGTTTGAATGATTTCATGACGTTTTACTGCACCTTAAAATACGAGTACTTGAAAGTGACTGTCCCGACCAGATACTCGATGTTCGTGGCCGTCGCATCAAAATCAAGGGTCGAGAGTGAGGTGGGGAACGCATCGACAAAGTGAATCTCCCGCGATACGTTGTTATGCGAGTTAAGGACAAGGAGTGTCATATCGCGGGTCTTGTTCTGGTTGTCGGCCTCTGGCTCAAGTGCCATACCCAGAATCCAGTCATGGATCTCCGTATAATTGGCGAGGTCTTCATCGATCAGGAACGTGGCCGAGAAGTCCTCGTACGCCACTTTGTCGCCCGGCATCTCGATATTTCGCTGGGGTGTCGAGAGGACAGACGTAGAGACCGACACCTCGGGGATCGATGCCGACTGGACATTGAACTGGGCATTCGGGTACTTGAGCGAGTCGATCAGGAGTCGAAACCCCGTCGGGGACGCAAAGGTACTGTTTTCGCGAAGCGTCGATGTCCGGGTCTCCGAGAAATCGACATTCAAATCATACGGAGGGGGTGCCATGGCTACTTATTCTCTCCTTTATCATCATGCTGTGAAACATACCGATGATCGTTGATCACCCGCTCGATATGCAGGTACGGGATTCGTTCGTTCGGCACATACCGCCAGTAGTGGGTGATCTCAGTCGATCCGCGTTCGGTGCGGTAGATCCCAAACACGGTACGGGAGAATCCGATCTTCACGACGATCGCCTCTTCCCCGTCAAGGATCACCTTGTCACCCTCGGCAAAGTCTGACGAGAACTTAAAGGCCATCCCCCGAACGATTCGACCGGCAGTGTCCTTGATCCAGAGTGACAGGATCAGTGCCACGGCTCCCGAGACAAACGGAGTGATCCACTCGTTGATGTGATCTTGTAACATAGTACCCCTATTTATACTCTGGGCGGGTTGACAGGCCAGAGACCCGTAAGTATACTACACGCGTTGTTTAGTTGAGAGAAAAAAAGGTAACCGAAATGTCATACACATACACGACTCGCAGTAGCACTGATGCCGCACTTGCCCGGACGATTGAAAAAGTCGAGCTTGGGAATATGAACTGGGGTGCGATACTTCAAATCCTGAATGATCGGGCTTCTTATCTTCGCCAAAATATCAGGCCCCTTCCGGGTTACGCACCCGAGTATGATCGTCGAGCCAGAATGGCTGCTGAACTGGAAGAACGGCTCGACCAGATTCGTGAGATGAAGGCCATTTACTCCGATCGCTCTTGACACAAGTTGCTTCAGGAAGTACACTACATGTGTTGGTTAGTTGAGAGATCGAGGTAAGAAAGATGAGTATCAAGAACCGTCGCCAGCTTGAGAAGGTCCTGAGTCAGAACGGGCTGTCTGAAGGTATTCACATCGATTCGTACAAGGAAATAGAAATCGCGGTGTTTGAGGACTCTGAAGTGGATCGGGACCTCAGTGAGGATGCCAAGGACGCTGTCCTGAATGCCCTGCGAGAGTACGGCAACTGGGGCGGATTCCGCACGGGATACGGCGGGTGGATCCTCCAGCAGAACTACCGCGACGCGGGTGACTGGAACGATCGGTCGAGTCGTCACCACTACTGATGCCAAAAGACGGGGGTTGACACATCTCCCCGTCATTTAGTACACTATACGTGTTGGTTGATAAGAGACAGAGACACACAGAGAGAGAGGTACTCGGTATGACGACTTCCACAAACATCAAGAACCTGCCCGAAAACGCCAAGTACATGACTATGCTCTGCTACTCGGATGCCAAGCCGTATGTCGTGGTCAAGGAGACTGCCAAGACCAAGGTTCTGTCACCGGTGCTGGTTGAGAAGGATCCTGACTGGAAGCCCGAGATGCATCCGGGTGGTTTCGCCGCCCACTGCTCCAATCAGAGTTCCCAGACATGGCTATACGATGGAGTTGATGAAGAGATGCAGATCCGGGTCTACAAGACCAAGCGCGGCTGGGGCTGGAAAGGCACACGGTTCGCCGAAGATCGGGCCACCTACTTCTACGACTACAACTTCTGATATCGAAGAGTTGAGCCGGGCTTGCATTTCCCCGGCTCTTTTGCTACACTGTCCGTGTTGGTTGGGAAAATACAGAGATAAAGAGGCAATAGACATGACTAACTACGAAAACACCGATCTGGCTAACTATGACGACATGATCGCCGAGGCCGAGACCATGTATGAGCACCTGCTCGAATGGTACGAGCAGTTCACCCTGATCGACCCCGCAAAGGTGTCGACCCAAGAAGCTCATCGCTGCAAAGACAGCCTCCAGAGCATCGTCAGTGTGATCGACTCCCTTCGCAGGGCGCGGTACTCAAACGAACTGTACAACCGGACTGGCGAAGACGTGGTGTCGGCGCGGTAACGCCGTGTATGTTTACGATGCAGAATAAAAAAGGGGACCCGAAGGTCCCCTCTGGGTTCGTAGATTTTGATCTACGTTTAGCCCTCGCCGAGGATCGAATCCACGCGGAAGATACGATAATACTCGTTGCCGCGAACCGGACCGACATTGTCCACCGGGGTGGAGTTGCCAGTCGAGGTACCGACGAAGGGATTTGCGATCATCCCATACCGAGTCTTGAAACCGATCTTCGGCTGGAACGTCTGCTCACCCACGGCACGGACCATTGTCAGCGGGACGTACGGGCAGTAGAACAGACCAGCGTCGTACGGGTTCGAGCCGCGATAACCGACGGTCAGATAGTTGACCGTGGCGTACGGATCGATGTACACCTTGATGCCGCTTGACAGGGTACCCACGAAGGTGTTGCCCGTGTCGTCGACCTGAAGGTTGCTGTTCGAGGACAGCGCCGGGTAGTTGTTCAGCATACCAGTCGCCGAAAGCGCCGCAGCGACGTCTGACGAGCAGAGGATGAAGTTACCCTTGCCCCGACGAGTCTCACGGGCGATGACGTTGGCTTCACGCTGAAGCTGGACCAGCATACCCTGATACTTCTCTGAACTCCACCGACCGTCGGCGTCAACATCCAGATCAAACACACCGGGAGTGGTCAGATCACCCTGCTGGCAACCCAGCTTGGCGCGGGAGTTGATCGTCCGAACCATCTCACGGTTGATCTCGGCGAGAATCTCGGCAGACAGGATGTTGGCAAGCTCGGACTCGGCATCCAGACCATGAATGCTCTTGAGGTCCTGAGCAAGCTCCATCGTGTACTCAGCCTTCAGCGCACGGGTCTTGGCCGTGACTGTCGCCCGCTCGATCGTGAATGACATCTCGGCGAACTCGTTGGCCGAACTATCGCCAAGGGCCTCACCGTCAGCGGTCGTCATGCCCGAACCGAAACCGAAGTTATCGGCGACCTGATCGAACGGATCTGAGTCAACAGCACCACCAGTACCGGGGAGCGAGGACGGTGAACCGGAATGCGTACCCGCCTTCTCGTTCTGGGTCGTCCCATTGAACGAAGAAGATGAGTAGTCGGTCTCGGCCTCGTTGAACAGCGCCTCGGTCGAATCAAGACGGCTGGCCGCGTCGTTGTACCGGCTCTTCATGGCAAAGATAAGGCCAGTGGGGCCGGACATCGGCTGCACACCCGCGATATCATATGCGATGAGGTTCGGCATCGAACGGCGGACAAGCGAGATCAGAATCGGATCCCAGTTGTTGATACCAGCGCCGGTCGAGTTGGTCGGCGCGTCCTCTGAGAGGAACTGCTCCTGACCACGCTGCTCGGCAAGCTCGCGCTCCGTGTTCTCCAGAACCTGAGCAATGACGCCCTTCTTGTAGGTATCGTTGACCTCGGGAGCCTCCTTGGCCTCAAGGACCGGCTTCCACTTGCTAATTGTGTTTTCGTTCGTAAACATTTTGGATACTCTCCTATGCGATTTCTTTTAATGCAATCTTAGTTGGTGTTACTACGTGAAAGGGCATCAAGGTAGCTGGCCATCCGATTCGACACGTTTCGCGTCTCGTCTGAATTGTCTGACTCAACCTCTTCACCCAGAAGATCAGTGCCCGAAGCACCCGAAGTACCTGTTGATTCAGTGTCGTCGGACCCAAAGTATGACTCCTTCAGCGTGCCGATCTTCTTCTCAAAAGTATCGACGGAATCAAACTCCATGTCCTCGGCCAGTGAATGCAACTTCTCGGCCTGAGTTTCGGTCAGATCGGCAGCAGCCTCACGAATGATCTTCTCACGAGTCAGCCCCTTGACCTTCTCGTTCAGGCGGATTGACCGCTTGACCGAGGAGTTCAGTTCCTCTTCGAGAGACTCATTCTTCTTGGCAAGCTCGTCGACCAGATCGACCTTCGAGTCCGGAACCTCGACATAGTGCTCGGCGAACAGGTTCTTCAGCTTGCCCTTCTTGCGCTCCTTCATGAAATCAGAAGTGGACTCATCGTCCTCGTCTTCCTCATCATCCTCGTCTTCGGCTTCTGCGTCCTTGGCCTCGTACATCATCTTCTCGACGGTCTTCTTGACATCGTCTTTCTTCATGGCATTCAGCTTATCGTAAGCTGCCTGCACCATACCGGCCTTGGTCTTCGGGAGAGGCTTTGCCTTTGGAGCAGCATCGGAACCCTTATCGACTTCGTCGACTCCGGCACCCTTTGCCACTTCGGTAGCCTTGCCTTCCGGCCCCTTTTCTTCGTCTACACCCACGATTCCCTCGTCAGAAACTTTTCTCGTATCGCCACCGAGTTCATCGTGGAGTCGTGTACCAGTGCTATTTGTTGGCATCTGTGTATTACTCCTATGAGTTAAAGTTTTGAGAGGAAATCGTTACACTACGATCTCTGTCTCAGTCCATCAAAACCCCTGCAAGGGAGTACCCATTGATATAATATATTCGCGGGCAATTTACCCGCAAATTCTTTAATTACTTGTATTTATAAAATTGTAACTTTCAAGAACAAGTAATGTTCTATTTCATCTCTTTGCGTTCAAAATCTTTGGCCGAAGAAACGCCAGAATTATCCTTGGCAATCGCATCGAGAAGCTTGGTGATATTAGAGTACTTCTTGTTCTTGTATTTGAAGTCCTGATCCCCATCACGGATAGTGTCAAACACTTTTTTGCCGTTTACATACACATTAAGGACAACACCACCATCGTACGGGTCACCGCCGACCTCATAGTAGTTGCCTTTGGCCTCAGTAAGCATCGAGACGTATGCCTCGGAGATTGATTTGATGTCTTTATTGTCACGCATTTCTAAATTCTTAGAATGAATTGAGAAGATCTTTGAAAAACTTCATCTGAGCATCGGCCACCCGCGACTCAGGAATCGTACGAATCTCTTTGTTGTACTGGTCGATCTGCTGGGCCTTGATTGTTCCGTTATCGACAAAGTACTCGACCCCCTCCATAATACCGTTGACGAATGCCTCGGGAGCCGATGGATCCTGCACCACATCGACGGTCGCAAGCATAAAGTCGTCTTTGACGTATGTCTTGCCGCCGCGCTCTTGCAATGAACCCATCCCACGAGTCGACACGCCAAGCTGGACCTCACCTTCCATCAACCCCTTGACGATCTGGCCCATCGGCGTATCAAGTACCTGTGCCCGACCAATCACATTGTCGCCGTCCCAGCGGAGTTCAGTGATCCGGTGAGATACCCGATCAAGGTTGACGGTGGGGGAGTTGCCTGTCCAGAATGTGTATTGCTGTTTGCCGTCACCATCCCTGACCAAAAAGTTGGAGTTGTCTACAGTAAGACAGTACACTTTATCGTCATAGTTATGCAATTTTTCAATCTTCAAAAATCTTTTATCAATGTACACTCCACTGGTCTGGATAAACCGCGCAAAGTATAGACGATTTTTGTTTGATTTCTTAATGATTCGACCAGCAAATTTATAATCTTTTTCTGTATCTACGTAAAATTTACGTGTCGCAATTCCGGCTATTGATGATACGGCCATCAATTCATCGATAAGGCGTTCTGATGTTGAAAACATGTCACACCGAACATACTTTTTATTGACAGTGCCTCGACCATCACCATCTACAAATCCCTCAAGAAGATGACTTGCGCTTTTGGCATCAAGAGCATTAATAACGTGGGGATCAATATACTTTTCAGAGCATGTTCCAAATTGAGTCAAATAATTTGCCAATCCCATGTCAGATATTACAAAAATATGATGGGGATTTTTGCTCGATTTTTTATCCCGTACAGTATACTTTAACCCCATTCGATCTAGGAGGTCTTTGATTTTATCTGCAATAATTCCATCGTTTTGGTGCAAGTATACATGATAGTTATTAGGGCGGTCTTTTCTTTTTTGGACACAACCCTCGGCGAGCCAGAATCCCAAAAAGTAACAAAAATCGTCAATATCATACTCTTTATTGCCAACTTCTATTACTCGGTTACCTTCAATTTCTGGCACACCATTGGAAGACTTGACAATCTTGTGGTGACGATACTCGTTTTCAAACAGGTCTTGGGCCTCAATGTACTCATACTTCCCTTTTCGGTTTATTGTCAAAAACCGATGATTTGGGGTGACTACGGTATCAATTGTTCGCCCTTTGAAGTGATACATTTCACCCTGATAAGGTTCTTTATATGTACCCTTGACTTCTTGGTATTCCACAAACCCCTTTTTGTTAAGTGTGTATACCTTTTCGCCAATTTCAATGTCTTTGATTTTTTTCCATCCAGACTTTGTAAGGGCTTCGGTGTTTTCATGAAAACACTCTGGATGACCAAGTTCCCCGACCGCACGACCCTTAGATACCTGAGTCTCATTATACTTGTTGACTGCATTCTCAAGTACATCACGCGGGTACACGCGACCGTTCCGGTTGGCCATCTCGGCCTGTGCAAAGATACCCTCGATCATATGCCGACGCTGCCCATCAACATCCTCGGCCAGATACTCAAGTTCTTCGGTGTGTTCGGTGATCAGTTTCATTGTTCTGTGTACTCTATTGGCTACATTACCGGGTAAGTCGTGCGCGTAAGCCTGATATCAGCAGAATCACTATAGATCCTGTCGGACTCGCGCTTCTTGATGAATACCACTTCGGATGGAACTAGTGACATGGACCCAATTGCACCACCGTTCTCGTCGACAACTGTCAGGAGCAGTACCGATGACCCTGATGTGTTGACTGCCCTGACAATATCGGCATTTGATACATTAGTAGCATTGCCGGACGTAGTGGGGGCTTCGATTTCTTCTGTAATTGGTCTGTACGATGCCATAGCTCTTACACGTCCATCAGCTTGACAAAGTCCTTGACACCCTGCCGGGCCTCTTTCTCGGACTTAAACTCATCCAGTTCGTCGCCATCAACATATGCAACGTACTTGGAACCCTTTTTCTTGATCTCGGCTTTCAGATTGTCTTTACCGACCTTGAATGTATCAACGGTTTTCTCGCTGATCATCTTGGCCGATTCGTCGATCTGATCCCGAAATTCCTTGAAGCGGAGATTACTCATTACTGCCAACACTCTCATTACTCGACGAAGCACTAATGCGATTTCCAAGTTCGATCTTCTTGGCTTCAAATGCATCAGACACCTTCGACGCAATAACGGCATCGAACTCGCTTTTTGCGGTGGCATGGTCGTCTGACTGAGCCGAGGCGACAAAATTTTCAACGTGCTTTTTAGTTGAGTCGGCCATTTTGATTTACTCCTTGATTTGGTACTATTTATATGTTATGCAAATTTACAGGCTCATAGGTTTCGCTTATTCCCAATTGCATCACCGTACGCAATGGCCATCGGGAGTAGCGTGTTGATCGGCAGGTCAACCTTCAGTACCTGTGCCCCCATCGACGGGTCGACAAGAACCGCCGAAAGAAACCGATGATGCCCATCGATAATGTAGTTGTCTGACGAACAGATCAGTATCGATTCATTCTCGATAAACGATACGGTGCCGTCTGCTCCGTTTCTCCCGATCGTCTCGATCGATTTGTCGAAGTATATCTGCTCCTGAATAGGGCGAAGATCCTTGGCCTTGACGGACGTTAGCTGGAGGGGAACGACATCATCCCGAGCATCACCGTCATACACTTTGAGACCTGACTGGAGCCACTCTTTTGCCTCTGAGCCACTCAAACCTTCGGGGAAGGGGTTCGATGCATGTGACGGCTTGAACGGCTCTGTCACGTCGATCTCGCCGCTTCTCAGACGCTTTTGGAACTCTCGCACGTCTCTGCGCCCAATCACGGGCATGTCTTTTCGCTTGGCAAAACCTACAGACGCCAGTTTCTGGGCCGTTCGGTAGTTGTGCTCAAAGTCCGGAATCTCACTGTCGATATCCTTGCCGTACGACCGAAGTACCCGATCCCCGTGCGCGTACGCGTCGCGTACAGACGTGCGCGTAACTTCCATCGAACCGGCAGACTCGCCACCCGCCTCAAGGATTGTTTTTGCAGTCCTGATCAGATCTTTGAACTCATATACCGATGAAGATGACACGGCTAGAATCTTCCTCCACCAAAGCCCGACGATCCTTCCTCATTCGGATCGGGGATTTTCTTGTTCTTGATCTCTTCCTCGATCTGTTTGTCGATCGCCTCGATATCTTCGTCGGTCTGCTGGAGGACATTCTTCCGAACCCACTCAAGTGAGTAGTACCGACCGACATAGTCGTTCAGGTCGCGAAGAAGGTTCAGCCGATCCTGCATCAACTCGGCGTGCTTGAGTTCCGAGAAGTGGGTGTCCTGAACATAGTCGATCGAGATCTTCTGTGATATCTCTTTCCACTCACTCTCGGTGATAATCTTCTTGGCGACCAACTGGGTCTTCAGCATGTCGAAGAACAGCATCGAGAATTTCTTGCGAAGTCGGTTGATGAACTTCTGGAACTTGAGTTCGTCGCGAGTGATCTCAGTAGACCGACCCAGCGAGAACTGTGCCTCCTGCTCAAGGCGATTCACCGGTACGTTCAGTGACTTGTACAGGTTTTTCTGGAAGTACACGATATCGTCGATCTGCCCAAGGTTATCACCACCGGGAAGTGTGTCGATTTCAGTGCCTCGACCACCTTCTTTACGCGGGAGCCAGAAGTCTTCGAGCATCGACATATGCTTACGGTCATCACGCATCTCACCGGTATTGGCGTCATACACCATCTTGTTTCGGTACTTGGACATGATGTTCCGCATGTACTCTTCGGCCTTACCCTTCGGCAGGTTACCCACGTCGATATAAAAGATCCGGCGCTCAGGGGCACGAGACAGCCGGTAGATGACCAGTGAGTCCTCCATCATACGAAGCTGGTTTACTGGCTTCAGTGCCTTGTGAAGGTACGAAAGCACCCGTTTGCGCGACGAGTCGGTCACACCAGAAGTGACATACGAAATTGCATCAGGGGAGATTTTGAGGCCCTGATTCATTTCCGTGAGTGTCTGGTTCTGGTAGATAAAGTATTCGTTTACGCCCGTGACCATCTTGGTTCGGGTCTTGGCGTCGTAATCTTCCTTGACTTCGCGAACTTTCTTGATTTTGGTCGGATCGATATACCGCACCTCAAGAATCCCCTTCTTGGGGTTCTGTTCGTCAAGGATCTTGTGATAGTAAATCTTCCCGTCGATATACCAGCGACGGAAAATATCATGACCTCGAAAGTTGAAGTCCAGCAGTTCGACGACATTGTCAAACTCCTGATAGATCATGTCCTTGATCTTATCGGACAGTTCGGTGTCTTCGAGGTTGATATTCACGGGGGCGGATGCATCGTCAGAGACAATCGCCTCATTCACGATATCTTCGATCGCTGCATCACACTCAGGATTCTGGGAAACGTCCCGGTACTTGTAGATCAGGTCTTTATCAGACTTGGTACCCGATCCGTCAAGATCAATGTACTGGCCGTAGTAACCACCAGCATTGATTACTTGGCCTGTTCCGTCCTCCTCTGTCGGGGGGACAAACGAAATCTTTTTGGGATCATCACGGTCTTTGTTTTTCCGCTTGATCTCAAAGCCAAATAGATTAAAGCCATCAGCGTTTTTTTCGTCGGCCATACTTACTCCAAGTTCAAATCATAAAAAAACATCAGGGGGAGGAGTGACCTCCCCCGTCAGTTTCTTTCATTATTTATTATTACTGATATTATACTCGTCGTATTAGCTAGTCGTACGAGCAGTCCAGTAATCGACCTGAAGCTCAACCGTAAACTCTTCGATCGAGTCGGTTTCGTCCCAAGACACATCGATCGAGGAAACGCTCGATGGGAACGTACCACGGAAGATGTATGTCTTGATCGGAATACCCTGCTTGTCAAGCTGTGAGATCGTCATGTCTGACTTGTAGTCGTCAGGATTAGTGGCACCCGAGTTTTCGGCATGGCCATTGATACCATTCATCCAACCCTCGAACGCATCGCGAACGACAAAGTCAGTGTCATTGATGACGGTAATTGTCCATGGCTCGAAAGTACGGTCGCCCGCGATCTGAAGCTCACGGCCCCGGAAAGCGACCGGGATATTCCCGATCGTCGAGGCAGGAAGCGCAGCGGCCTTGCACATAAATGATGTTTCCACCACAGGTGCAGTCGGGGCGACTGCCGGGAAAGTGGCAGTTACCTGAAACAGATTGGGCCGTGCGCCACCACCTGTCAGTTTCGACTTAAATTCATCTACTCCAAGAGTCATTTTTCTTTACTCCTTACCCAGTAACCTCAGAGAATTCGACGCCCGTGCGAACGGCCACGAAACTCAGCGTAATAAAGTTGATTGACCGGGCTGGCTTGATGTAGATATCAGCAACAAACCGGTTAGTATCAATAACCTCGGGGGTGTTGTTCGTATCGTCACACACGACCAAGAAATCGGTCATGCCGCGACGACCCTGAACATTCCGGAGGAACGGCTCGACCAGATTCCGGAACTGCGCCCGAGTAAACTCGTCGTTAAGCTCGAACAACTGGAACTTCGCCGCCGTGGCGATTGCCTTCTCCAGTGTGATGAACAGGCGACGAACATTGATACGATCAAACGCCGATGGACGTGACAGGGCAGTCTTGTCGCCATACAGCACTGTACCCTCGCCGGGGAACGAAACAATCGGATTGACTCGTGCCTTGTACAGGGAATCGCGCTGTGCCTGCTTCGGATTATGGGCGATCTTAGTGACGCCACGAAGCTGGCCACGGTTAAATCCTGCCGGTGAGAACCACGGATCGGCCACGTTGTCTGTAAAGGCACAGAGGCCCGCAACAGCACCAGCCGCATTGATCCAGCGGAACTTGTCGTTGTACTTGTCGTACACATACACGGCAGACGAATCGAGTACTGCGTATGAAGTTGACCCGATCGTATTTGCCCAACTGATAACGTCAGCATTCGCCGATACGTTGTTGATCGTGCGACCACTTGACGGTGAAAGGAACACAACAACATCACGCCGCTGTTCGGCCAGTGCCACAAGCTGCGTTGCGATGTTCTCGTCATCACCTTCCGGGAGATCCGGGCCAATGATCAGGTTTACGTCGACGGTTTCTGAGTCGGCAAACAGATCGTACGAATCAACCAGATCGTCGAAAGAGGCAAGATTGCCACCGTCCGAACCACCGGCAAGATCGTAGTCAACAACCGTATCAACGGTACTGAACTCAAAACCATCCGACACGGCAACCAGATCCTCGGTATCGTTACTGTTGGTACCAATCTCCGGGAAGTTAGTGGTGTCGAGTTCGCCGATCCAGATGTATGCCGACTGATCGTTGATCACGTCGCGGTAGTAGTTATTCGAGCCATCGGCCTTACGGGCATTGGATGCCTGTGACAGACCCGCAAAGGTTTCGAGAAGCGTGCCCTCAGAGCCAGTCAGCTTCCCGTCCTTGTCGTACACCACGACATGAAGCTCGTCACCTGAGATTGAACGCTCGGCAGCAAACTCGGTGGTCGACGGGACAAAGTCAAACTGATCCTGAAAGTCCGGGTCCAACGCATCAAAAGATGCCTCATTGGTCACGAACTTGACAGCGATCGAATTACCGAGAGCACCCGGATACTTGGCAATAACCTCATCACCGGCCTCAAAGGTCGCGGTCTCAAAGGTGTCCGAGTTCTCGACCAGCGTGCCAGTCCCGCCAGCATTCGCGTTGGCAAGGAGACTTGCATCTGGATCCTGTGGATCGGCAATGTTAGTGCGGACTACGCGCAGATCACTTGCATACTGCAAGAACTGCGTAGCCGAAAGGAAAAATTTGTAGTTGGCGTCATTCGGTTCGCCAAATCGATCAACCAACTGTTTCTCAGAACCAACCTGAACGATCTGATTGACAGGCCCCCATACAAAGGAGCCAGCGATCGCGCCGATTGAAGTTGAAACAGCCGGAACCACATTGGTAAGATCGACCTCGCGGACCTGTACGCCCGGTGATACCTGAAAAGCCATACCTGTGTTCCTCTTCTACTCAGTGGACTAATGTGAATGATTCATTATACGGTGGAATTCATACTGTTATTTATAAATAAGGGAATCTTGGGGGTACGGGTAACAATGTATTTAGTGAAAGATGCCAAAGTCAGGCGTATCATCTGATACCCATACATCACCGTCGATCACTTCGTACCGATTATCAAGGCCATTATCGATTTCACCGAACGGAAGAACATCGTCCTCGATCATTTTCATCTGCTCTTCGTACATCATCTTCTTGACATCGATATCGGTAAACTCGGCGAACATCTGAGTTGTTGCAAACCATGCAAATAGTACAAGGTTCATGACCAAATCATCATGGTTTCCATCAGCCGCTTCGTACGAAGACCCACGTGCAACGAATGTCGACAACTCGATGATCGTCGGCGAGTCCCGCACCCATAACTGACCTTCCTCGATCAGATCCTTGAGGTTCGAGACACCAATTCGTTTGACCTTCTTGTCCATATACACTCCGATGCCAGTCGACTTGATTGCCGACTCGACAAACACGTTTTCATACTCCAGTTCATAGTACAGGCCATTACACACCACCGAACCCTGATCGTTGTTCTCGATAACAACATATGCATCATTGTACGTGCGGGCATACTTGTAGATGATATCGGGGAACAGGAGCGGGGATATCATACTGTCCTGATACACGGCCACCTGTTTGAATGGCTTGGACGTGATATCGATGATCGTAAAGGTCGAGAAGTCTTTCCCGCGCCCTTTACACACGTCGACAAACATCATGTAATTGGCATCAGGGTCTGGTCGCTCGTACACCCGAACCGAGTCCTGCTGGTAGATCGGATTCTCGGAGTGAAGACCAAGGAGTTTGTCTGCCGAGATCAGGGTGTCGGACGTGCCGATAAACTCGTTAGAGAACTCCTGCCGGAACTGCATCTCCGAGGTATTGGCAATTGTCTGTCGCTTCCACTCTTCGTCACGACCCGGTACGTCCCACCAGTCGATACGAAACGGCTTGTACTCATTTGTCCCCTGTACGGCACCTTCCCAAATCTTGTGGAACAGGTTGCCGACACCGTTGGCCGTCGAGGTAATGATGACCTTGGAATTGGCACCCGACGAAATGACCGGGTATGTCGAGGTATAGAATTCCTCGGCCCGGTTCACGAACGCAAACTCATCCAAGAAAATGAGGTCGCAATTATGGCTAATGACACCATTAGTCATGTACGAATGAGTGTCATTTACATTAAAGGCATCGTATACATCAATGCCATTTTCATAATCCAACTCTTGTATTGCTGTTATTTTTTGATCGGGGTATAAAGAATCTGATTGCGAAAGTTTTTTGCCTTCCTTGAACACACCATCGACAGTCATAAACCGGTGATCTTCAGTGCAATCGATTGATCCACCACCCGATAAAAATACGCGCAAAAGCGTACCCACCTTTCCTTGGTGAATAAACCCTTCAAAGTTTTTGAATCCTTTTTCGGTAAGTATTTCCATTAGGGCTAACCTTTAAGAAACCCACGTACCCAACCGTCTGGAATGCTGTCGTCTTTATTGATCAGCCTCTTTTCTTTTGTTGCCGGGTTATGAATGTATATTTTACCTTTGTTTTTTGCGGGTTTACCCTTTTTGGCCTGTGACATTTTACTCTTCGCATCATCAGACCGCTTCATCCCGCGATGCTTTTCGGCAGTTTTCCTAATCTTCTCAGGATTTCGATTGATCTTGTCGACCCACTCTTCGCTCTTTTTCCGACCTTTAAGCGAATTACTCCGCTTCTCTCTAGCTTCCGGGCCGTGTGTTTTGTTGTACCATGCCTGATATTCTTCTTCATTCATTGAGTCAAACATCTGTCGCTTTGATTGACTAATTTTCTTTCCCACTTCAGGGGGAACAATTTTGCCTTTATTTGACTCACTGATCAAATTCTTAGTTTCTTCCGAATGCTTACGGGCTTTAAGACTTTCTATAAAAACCCTGCGTTTTTCCTTATCCTGCCACATTGCTTTAGTGGCCAATGAAATTCGCCGTTTAGACTCTTCTGTATGAACACTTTTTCCGGTATTGTTCCGAGAAATTTTTTCACGCGTTTCTTTTGTGTGAGTCTTTCCGTAAAAGCCGTTGTTTTCTCCGTAAAGAATACACGCGCCGCCGCCAATAGCGACGTTGTAGGTGTCTCTTCTACCGACGTATTCTTCATTAACTAGTTCTTTTTCAAGGGCAAGAGCATCCTCTTTACAATCAAAAACCGCAATGATTTCGCGTTCAAAATTTTCAGGACCATGTGCCTCTACAGCCCTTTTTAACAGTTTCCCTGATCCAAGATACCCGTCATCGATATTATCCGTTTGATGGAAACCAATGTATTCTTTTCCGTTAATCAGATTCTGGGTTCGGTATACAATATTATATTTTTTATTTTTGCCCATGGTCAGTTTATCCTCGATGAGTTTGCTTTTATTATTATATAGTATTTGGGCAATTTCTACAGTAGTATAGTATACGTCTCCGTTGTCTAAAGACACACACACTTTGGTGTAATCTGGAACACAAGACTCGCCACGAACCGACGAAGACGAAGTCGCTGCCGCAAAAACTTTGGAGTTATTCGAGAACTTAATAGACCCTTTGTTCAGGACCTTGCAGCCGGGTTGGAGAAAGAACGGAAGATTCTCAAGGGCCAGTGTCAGTCGCCCGAGCATCTCCCGTGCAGTAGACCCTTTGTTCGCAAGTACTGCGATGTTTTTGTCGGGGTGGAATATCGCAAACCACAAGATCCAGACGACCGAGGAGATTGACTTACCCGATTGCCGACACGCCAGTACTACCGAAAACCGATTTTCGGTAAAATGATCGAACATATCCTCCTGATACGGGTACAAGTCAAAACTCGTGAGACCTTCGTCAAGTGATATGACCTTGACATAGTTCTTGGCAAAGTACTTGGGGTCACTCATGCACTTGCGGTATTCGTCAACCTTATGCGGTGTCCATTCTTCCTCGACACCGTCTCGCTTGACCTGCGGATTCCCAAGGTATGATCGTTTATCTGTCGTCATCGGTGCCGTCAGTATCGCCGGATGATGATGCCGGTGTCACGTCTTTCTCTTGTGCAAGCATTCTCTGGAGTTCGGTCGTCGAACCGACATACACGTTGTTCTGAGTCATGCTGGCCGGGTCCGGTGCCGTCGACTGGTCGGACAGGCGCACTTCATTTTTCTTCTTCTGAAGATCCATGAGCCGGTCAGTGATCTCGGCATTCTGTTTGAGCATGTTCGACAGAATCTCAAAAGCCCGAGGATGCTCGGACTCTCTCGCCAGATCGAGCATCAGTTCGATCGCCTCATCACCCTTTTCGGCCAGATTGTAGTATTTCCCCCGAGCATACTCATAGTCATCCTGAATATCCTTCGTTGGATCTACAAGCGCCTTGTTGGGGTCGCCGCCGTCGCTATTAGTATTATCACTCATTACTGTTCGGTGTACTCCATATTGGCTGTACGCTCTGGATGATGAACGATCCGCCCGACTCGGTGCTACTGACCGTCTCTCCGACCTCGAACCGCTCATCCGGATTCTGAACCGTCAGTTCTCCCGACTCGGCATCAGTACTTGCAATACCAACTGCCCCCGAGATATTACCCCTTACGTGGTCGGACTGTGAGATAACCCCCGAGAGTGAGTCATACGACAAGGTTACCGATTCGTACAGTTTTGGATCATACGTCGCCTCGATCGAGTAATCCGAATCCTCCGAGGCATCCGGGGGGATGATCTTGAGCCTCTGCTGAAAGTACGGGTTCTCTTCCGATGTACTGTCGATGTCCGAAACATTCACGAGTGTCTGTCGAATCACCGACGAATCATCTGACAGCGGTCCATAGTACTTGACCCGCGTCTCAAAAGTGAGTGTGTAGATCAGAGAACGTCGAGTCTCAAAGTCCCCCTCATAATCATCGGACAGGTTCACGGAGTTGAGGACAAACGGCATATCGGACTTGAAGTTATTGTCGACCTCATGAACCGTGACCGTGTACTCGGGCTGAAAGTACGGGAGAATCTGCTCTAGGATCTGAAGCGCATCGTCTTGGTGCTTTGAGATGATATTCAGTTCAAATCCAAGGCGGTATGTCGATGGGTAGAACATCGTTTTTCTTGACCCGACCGAATCGCCGGGGAGTGTGTACTGGGTCCCCCGAGTAAGGCGCGTCGACTCATCATACTCGATCGACGTAATCTCAAATGCCATGCGAGGCAACTTGATCGCAAGGCGCGGATCGTTCAGGTTCTCTTCCTGTCGAATCCGAGACAGGAATTTCTGCCGAGGTCCATACGACAGCGGTACCTTGATCTGGCGAAGCGCGGCCCCCGAACCATCCCGCTTGACCACCCGGATATCATTAAAGAGGGTGCCAAACACCGATACGGCCCGCCGTGTATGCTCATGGTAAAAATACTGCGAAAACAATTACTGCTCCTCTCGCGGATCACCGAATGGATTTTGCTCCGAAAAATCAAGGATACTATCTGACTGAATCTCATACTCAGTGTTATCGGCAAACTCATCCAGATCCTCGGGGATAAACTGGTTGTCCGGGTCCGACAGATCATATGTCTTGACGAACGTCCAGTCACTCATCGAATCGTCTTCGGCGCGGTAGATAGGCCCGTATGCAGGATCAAACTGTACGATTTCCCCGTCAGACCCCGTGACACCGACAAGTGCCAGATTTGCCGTCCGCTCAAGCCCTGCCTCGGGATCAAGCTTCTGGGTCTCGACAAAATCGGCAACCTCACCGGTCACGGTCGTTTGGCCGTCGATCTGCTGGTACACAAACTCACCGGCCCGGAATCCTACTGACCCAGAAGACAGTTCGATCACTTCCCGTGAACCGTGCTCTCGCTCAAACTGATTGATTGCCTCGAACGGCGTATTGATCAGTTCGGACGAGTACTCGAACAGTTCACAATTAATCTCATAGATCGGCAGATCGTTCAGCCGGTAGAACGGCTGCTCATGCTCGACAAACTTGATCTGGAACAGCGAGTTCGCAAGAGGGAGGTAAATCAGGTCACCCTCGCGGGGACGCTCAACCTGTACGGCATTCTGGTCGATCTCGACTAACCGCCGGAATCGCCGTTTCGCGACGATAAAGGTAGCCTGATCTCGAATCTCGATACCAAACTTCGAGAGCAGTGTCCCCTCGCCCTCAAACCCATCGGTATTGGCAATGTACATCTCGACGGCATACGCTTCCGTGAACTGAGAGTAATCCTCATTCAGGATTTCGTCGGTCGTGATCTTCTCACGGGGGATATACATCACATCTTGCCCGTACATCTGAAGGGCTTCGATGATAATATCCTCGTACAGATTTTGTTCAGACCGTACTGCCGGAGAAAAGAATACGTTCGTGGGCATATGCGATTAACTACCCTACAAAAAAGTCGGGGGGCATCGAGTAGTTGGTCTGCATCTCTTCTTCGATTCTCTGGATCTCCTCGATTGCCTCATCATACATCTGCTGACCGTTCATCGTGACGCCACCGGGAAGTTCCATCCCCTCGAACTTCTTGAGGTTGATCCCCCACTGCCGCTTGATCAGGGCCGTGAGGTACCGCTTGACGAATATATCGTTGTACACATCAGAGTTCTGCTGTGGATCTACGATCCGGTACCCTTCGACGACCACATAATCACCGACATTCAGGTACCGGTTCCAGTCGATATTCAGTTTCAGCCGATTGAGATGGCGATTAAACTCGACCTGTGGTGTCCCGTTGATGATCATGTTAAGCGTTTCGATGTACTGCTGGACATGCGTGTAATTGGCCAGCGTCCCGGCAAACCCAAGATTGTACATATCATTCAGGGCCATTTGATACCGTGCATCGAACATGTTGATCGATGAGTTCTCGTACGTAAACGGGAGGACCCGCACGACAAAGAGCATTGCATCCGGGATATCGATATACTCATTGTCGACATCCCCCTGAGTCAGTTGGTGCTTAAAGTAATCGTGGACCACGCCGTCTGAGTGGTACTCCTGATAGAACTGGAGCGCCTCATCGACCCGATCCTCGATCTGATCCTCATCTACATTGATTTCGAGTACAGGAGAACCGAGGTTCCGCAGACAGTAGTTAATCAAGGATTGCCGCGTGTTTGGTATCATTACAGGTCATACCCCTTGTAGAAAATCCCGTCCATCTTACTCGGCGTAATTCCCATCTGTTTGGTCATCTTGACAAACCAGTCGGCATACCGGTACACTTTCTCGCCGTACTGCCATTCGATTTCGGCAACCGACCGATCAGAGTCAGGGAGTGTGGCAATCGCCGCATCAACATCTCCCAAGATCCCCGCGTCATTAAACGCCAGCCGGATCTGACGCATCGTCAGGGGCTTTCGCTTGAGGTGATACTTCTTGATACCCTTTTCGATTTCTTTCTGTGTCTTCTTGGCCATTCTACTACACTACCCGAATCTTGAGGTTTTCGGTCTGACTGGACAGGCTGGTAAACAGGATTTTGTCTGGGGCCGGATGTTCGTACTCAAAGTCATCTCCAACCACACCGACCATATCCTTGACATTTCCGTCATAGTTGATTCGCACCCCATTGGTCGATGGCGACGAATTCGCCGACTCGGGGAGGAACAGAACGATGCCCAGATCAAGTGTATTGGTCAGGGTAAAGTACTCGGAATCCGAGGCATTCTCTAACTGGTTCCCACTCATGCGATTGAGCGGGTTGTCCATTGCCTCCTGTAGGGCATAGTGAATCGTATTCGTAACTGCCGGGGTCCATGTCACACCCCCGTACACTTCGTTGCTGTTGATCTCAAAAGTCCCATTATTATTCCGAAGGATCTTGCGGATACCCGAGCCGGGGGATACGATATCAAACGATTCCTGAGTATCGGTCGATACCGCATAGTAAATCTCCCCATCGGCCTCGATATCAAGGGCAGTCATGTTATTGATATCGGACCAGTACTCGGTATCGATCTGACCGGATACTGTATTGATTGCCGAGGAATACTTGGTCGAGATGACTGTCGACTCTGACCCAAGCGTATACTGGTACACCTCATCAGGACCATTTGTTGCAACGTACATTGATCCTTCGTCTGAGAAGAACAGGCCCTCCATACCCGATGACTGGCTGATCTGGTAAAAATCACCAGTATACACTGCCGATGTGATGTCCCATGGTGTCGACAGTTCGTACTCGTACACCGTGTCATTTCGATCGCCAAGGATATAGAATCGGGTTCCGTTCACCTGATCGATATAGATGTCTGCCACATAAGTGTCTTCAGATCCAACATCAAGAGAACCGGCAGACGATGCCGTGTCGATATTCCATGGAGTTGACATGACATGCTGAGTGATCGTATCGCCTTGTAGGGTGTACAGACGGCTACCCGAATCGCCAAATGTCATCGACTCATGGGCATTAAAATCCCGAGACCGAATCCTTGAAGCCGAATCGATATCATATGGCGTGGACAGAGAGTACTGTGTAATGTCACCACCAAGATCCATGGTATAGAAGTCCGTACCATCATCAGAGATAAAGACACTCTCATTTGCCCCATCGTCCATTCGACCCGAGAAGAATGCCGATGCCAGATTCCACGGGACGTTGAGTGTATACTCATCGGCACCATGATCATCAGAGGCAACATACATGCGCCGCCCGTCCCGAGAAAAAGCAAGGCCCTCGGTATCACCCGATGTAAGGTTAAACGAACGGGTAAATGTCGAATTCGACAGATCCGAGAATTCTGATGCAGTCTCGAACTTGATCCCCTCACTTGGGTCGAAGGTCAGGTCAAAAAGACTCCAGCTACCCGATGAAATTGGCGATGTATCGATGAACGAATCCAGTAGCTTGTACGCCCCATCGGTCGAGAGGATGACAGCCTCACCGCCATTACCGACAACTCGCTTACCCACATCGGCGTTTCGGAATGATCCTGACCCAAGGGTAAACGTCCCGTCTGAATTGGAAGATGACGGGGTGATCGACGTGTTGTATGCCGTATCATGGAGTGAGTAATCTCGCGTCGAAACCTCCCACTCACCAGAAATAAGATTGGTCTGTGGGACTTCCTTGGTCACCCCGACAATCGGGGCAAACACCGATTCGTTTAGATCGATCTCGATTGTCTCGCCTGCCGCAAACGTACGGGTCACCGATGCCTTCTGGACAGTCGGTGACATAATCTTCCATGCCGTCCCGTTGTATGTTTCATACTCATTCAGTTCGGTATTGAATCGAATATCACCGGCAACCGGGTTGGGAGGGCGCTGGGCAGTTGTCCCGGACGGAAGGGTAATCGACCCAGTGCCTTCTGAAAAGTCGGCAGTCGAGAGTGACAGATTCCCATTCGAGTCGATAACCGTGTTACCGGATACTAGCAACCCACCAGTCGCGTCAAAAAACCCGGCAGAAACGGTGCCAGATGCTGCATCGTATGTCAGATCGCCGGGAGAGACATACCCTTGTAGGAACTCGCCACTTGTCTGGTCTGCAAGGACAAGGTGGTACCCCTCGGTCGAGTTGTCGTCCGAGAATATGTTTGCTGCCCCGACGGTATTCCAGTCCGAGGAATAGTACCCTTCAAATGCATTGGTATCGGTATTGAAACGAATCTGCCCGGTCGTAAAGTTGGCAGGCCGATCCTCGGTCGTCCCTGCCGGAATACCAAGGGCAGTCTGTGTACTGAATTCGGGGTTCGGGGCATCAAAGGTCGCAGTGTTTTCGTTGTATGCCTGTACGGTCACGCCGATCGATCCTGCCGTCAGGACCGATGCACCAGATACCTGAAGATCCCCAGTAAAGTTGGCGACCGTATCAGTGTAATTCGCCGTATCCGGATCGTATGCCTGAACATCGGACCCAATCTCCAGTTCAAGGTTCTGGCGAGCAATCGCCACGTCAGTCAGGTCCGACAGATTATTCTGAGTCTCGACCTTCGAGTTTACCAGCGTGATAAAGTTGTAGTCGAGTTCTGCGTTGGTAAGTGGTGCGTCCTTGAGTAAAACACCAGTACCCGGAATCTCGCGTGTTGTCACTACCTCTGACATTCAGAATGTTCCCCGTTGGCTAGTACACTGTATATACTCTTATTTATACCCATTGCCTATTCGGTGATCGTGTACCATGTCCCGTCGGGCTTCCCGATCTTGAGCCAGCGGTACGGGAGTTCGTCCTTCCCCATCACCCAGTCGTGCCGGTTATCGAGAATCCATCCATCGACCGAACAGACAAGGTGGCCGACCGAATTCTCGGTCAGACAGAACACCAGATCCGACTGGATATCGTACTCGTCGCGCAGCGTGTTCCGAATCCAGAGGGCAAAATCCTCGCAGTCCCCCTCAAGATTCACACTCCAGTGCTCGCGAAGATCGTACTTTTCCTGATCCGACACATACATATGATCTCGGTGGGCACGGTTCAGGACTCCCTGAAGTGTGTCGTACAAACTCGCCATGGCTAGCAGTCACCTCCACGGGTCTTGTATTCGATACACCCTAGCGGCGGTGTGGTCTCCTCGCCCGTCTCGAAATCACCGGGCGGTTCGGTCATCGAAGTACACCCGGAGATGAGAATGAATAGGGTGATCAACAACAGTACGGATGATGTCTTAGTCGAGAATTTCATCAGAGATATCTACCTTACTTGACTGGAGTCCGAGTGCCGAGAGGACTGATTCAAGGTCCTGTATCGGGGAGTCATCCTCAAATACCACAACGCCGACCTTGTCCGGATTCGTCGGGATCGGGGACACATTATGTGGGTCGTCATACAGTGCGACTCCCGACTCGATTGCACTGACCACGTACTCGGGTGTCACACGCGCATGGGGCTGTACCAGCCCATCGACCATCGAGTGGGGGTCCTTGAATAACTGGACGATCGATTCGGTCACGACAGGAGTCGAGAAAACGTACTCTGAGTTGTCTGACTGATTGTAGTACACCCCATTGTTCTCGACCCGGAATGTGTGGTCATCAGAGTCAGACGGACCGAGTGCCAGTGCCACTTCATTCGCCTGATCGATCGCCGACATTGGGACCGCAATCAGGAGTTTTCTATTGTTGGTATTATTCGGCATTATTTAAAATCCTCTGTTGGAAACCACCCAGCCGCTTCTAGCTGCTCGCGGGTTTTCATAATTTATCATCTACCCAAGACTGACTTTCCTCGTCCCATGTGTAATCACCATCGGGTTTCGGCGTCGGCGGCACCCAGCCTTCGCCATCGACCCACGACCAGCTCGGGTAGGACTGCGGGCGCTGCTTGGTCTTCCATGTGCCGTATACCTTGTTGTCGTTGAATGACCATTCTGCGCTGTACTCCCAGCGATAGCCCGGTTCGGTAGGCTCAGTTGGCTTAGGCGTGCCTTCAACCGGGTACCAACCAATTTGCTTTAACTTGTTCAAACTTTGGTTGGCAAGATCACTAGGTAAACGTATTGCCGTGACCGCGCCCTTTTCTACTTTTGCCATCGTCATATTCTTTTTTCCTTAAAGGACGAGTGTCTTGAGTTTACGAAAGCACAACACGCCGGACGGGACGAAGGTTGCGGAAGTCCTCGTCCTTGTCGTTTGCCGCCTGCTTGCCATTATTGGCACCATTGAAAAACTGGCGCCAAGCATAGCTAGCATCGTCTGCGTCAGTCGTTGACCAATACTCTAATTGATCCAGCGATTGCGCGTTGCCTTGCTTGAACAGATCAAGGAACGTCACATCCGGTATGCGTGGACTGTTCTCGTACGGGAAGCCCTCAATCGCCGATGATGGGTTGGTGCCG